ATGCTGGAACAAATGGGCATTGCCGCGAAGCAAGCCTCGTATAAATTAGCGCAACTCTCCAGCCGCGAAAAAAATCGCGTGCTGGAAAAAATCGCCGATGAACTGGAAGCACAAAGCGAAATCATCCTCAACGCTAACGCCCAGGATGTTGCTGACGCGCGAGCCAATGGCCTTAGCGAAGCGATGCTTGACCGTCTGGCACTGACGCCCGCACGGCTGAAAGGCATTGCCGACGATGTACGTCAGGTGTGCAACCTCGCCGATCCGGTGGGGCAGGTAATCGATGGCGGCGTACTGGACAGCGGCCTGCGTCTTGAGCGTCGTCGCGTACCGCTGGGGGTTATTGGCGTGATTTATGAAGCGCGCCCGAACGTGACGGTTGATGTCGCTTCGCTGTGCCTGAAAACCGGTAATGCGGTGATCCTGCGCGGTGGCAAAGAAACGTGTCGCACTAACGCTGCAACGGTGGCGGTGATTCAGGACGCCCTGAAATCCTGCGGCTTACCGGCGGGTGCCGTGCAGGCGATTGATAATCCTGACCGTGCGCTGGTCAGTGAAATGCTGCGTATGGATAAATACATCGACATGCTGATCCCGCGTGGTGGCGCTGGTTTGCATAAACTGTGCCGTGAACAGTCGACAATCCCGGTGATCACAGGTGGTATAGGCGTATGCCATATTTACGTTGATGAAAGTGTAGAGATCGCTGAAGCATTAAAAGTGATCGTCAACGCGAAAACTCAGCGTCCGAGCACATGTAATACGGTTGAAACGTTGCTGGTGAATAAAAACATCGCCGATAGCTTCCTGCCCGCATTAAGCAAACAAATGGCGGAAAGCGGCGTGACATTACACGCAGATGCAGCTGCACTGGCGCAGTTGCAGGCAGGCCCTGCGAAGGTGGTTGCTGTTAAAGCCGAAGAGTATGACGATGAGTTTCTGTCATTAGATTTGAACGTCAAAATCGTCAGCGATCTTGACGATGCCATCGCCCATATTCGTGAACACGGCACACAACACTCCGATGCGATCCTGACCCGCGATATGCGCAACGCCCAGCGTTTTGTTAACGAAGTGGATTCGTCCGCTGTTTACGTTAACGCCTCTACGCGTTTTACCGACGGCGGCCAGTTTGGTCTGGGTGCGGAAGTGGCGGTAAGCACACAAAAACTCCACGCGCGTGGCCCAATGGGGCTGGAAGCACTGACCACTTACAAGTGGATCGGCATTGGTGATTACACCATTCGTGCGTAAATAAAACCGGGTGATGCAAAAGTAGCCATTTGATTCACAAGGCCATTGACGCATCGCCCGGTTAGTTTTAACCTTGTCCACCGTGATTCACGTTCGTGAACATGTCCTTTCAGGGCCGATATAGCTCAGTTGGTAGAGCAGCGCATTCGTAATGCGAAGGTCGTAGGTTCGACTCCTATTATCGGCACCATTTAAATCAATAAGTTACACATCATTAGTACCTTCCTTATTTTTTGACTGGGACAAATTTGGGACCGATGGGTTCAGGATCGAGTCTATTTGCCGTGCGTGTTCGGTAAGGTGATTAGGTGCAAGGTGAGCATATCGACGAACCATTTCGATAGACTCCCAGCCTCCCATTTCCTGTAACACTGACAACGGGACTCCGGCTTGAACCAGCCAACTTGCCCAGGTGTGTCTCAAGTCGTGAAATCTGAAATCATCAATACCAGCCCGTCTCAGCGCCGCTTTCCAGGCTGTGTTTGCGTCATACCGCATCTTCCTTACTGTTGGCGCTTTCGTTCCGTCTGGTTTGGTACAGCTTTCCTTGTACACAAATACCCAACGGTGATGATTCCCGATTTGTTTTTTCAATACGCGACATGCAGTATCATTCAGCGCAACGCCAATTGCGCGGTTTGATTTACTCTCTTCCGGGTTTATCCATGCCACCCGGCGCTGCATATCTATTTGTTGCCATTCAAGGTTGATGATGTTCGAGCGTCTTAAACCTGTTGCCAGTGCAAATTCAACAACAGACTTTAATGGCTCCGGACATTCATCAATCAGCCTTTGTGCTTCATGGGGCTCCAGCCAGCGGATCCGTTTATTCTTTGGTTGAGGCACTTTAATAATTGGTGCCTTATCCAGCATTTTCCATTCACGCTCTGCGGCTCTTAGTAGGGCCTTTATAAATGAAAGATGCGTAGCCTTCGTTGCAACGGACGCTGGTTTTGGCGTGTATTCTGGAACAGGTTTCCCTTTTTTTCTGCATGCTTCTGCCCTGAGTTTCCAGTTTTCCTCATGACGCCGGTTCGTCATTTTCTGCATTGCTGAATAAATTTTTGATTCAGTAATGTCTCTTAGTTGCATTCCTGCGAAATGTTGAAGCCAGAATCCGATCCGGCTTTTGTCATCGTCCAGTGATTTTTTATGTGCTTTCTCTTCAAGCCACCTGACACACGCTTCCTCGAACGTTATATCAGGTATTTCACCAAGTTTGCTGACCCGCCATGCTTCAGCCTTTAGCTTGTCATGGAGTTCTGTCGCCTGCCTTTTGTCCTTTGTTCCAAGAGACTGTTTAAATCTTTTACCGTTCGGCAATGTGAAACTGGCGTACCATATTTCACCTCTGCGGAAGAGTGACATTTTCTTTCCTCTGTTATGCCATCACCCGCGCTCACCTGGACAGTATGCAGCGGAGACTGAAGAGCCGCAATGCAGGCTTGTCGTGTTGTGAGGTAAGGAGATTTATTCTTAGTGGGATCTTTGCGTGTTGCCTGAAGACGCCCTGTGCGTATCCAGTTAATGGCAGTCGGTCTGGATATCTTGAGAAAATGACAGGCCTCATCGAGTGTGAGGCTGTATGGCTCCATTATTTCACCTCTTGCTGTGACATTGTTGAAAAATGGATACCAGCTCGTTGCTGCCAGACGATCCAACCGAGAGTCATATCCCATGCCATGTATTCGTTATCGCCGTTTTTTGCTCTCCGACGATCTACTAAGTCACCGAAACGCTTTTCCATGAATAATTCATAAGCTTCGCGTTCATCTGGTTCTACTTCCAGCGATAGGAGTGCGATTTCATAAGCACGGCGCTCAATATCGTCTCGCACGTCAAGGCTGCTGATACGCTCTTTAATTTCTTTAATCAGTTCTTTGTCGGTAAAAGTGATCATTATGCTCCAGGGTGATGCTGCCAACTTACTGATTTAGTGTATGATGGTGTTTTTGAGGTGCTCCAGTGGCTTCTGTTTCTATCAGCTGTCCCTCCTGTTCAGCTACTGACGGGGTGGTGCGTAACGGCAAAAGCACCGCCGGACATCAGCGCTATCTCTGCTCTCACTGCCGTAAAACATGGCAACTGCAGTTCACTTACACCGCTTCTCAACCCGGTACGCACCAGAAAATCATTGATATGGCCATGAATGGCGTTGGATGCCGGGCAACAGCCCGCATTATGGGCGTTGGCCTCAACACGATTTTACGTCACTTAAAAAACTCAGGCCGCAGTCGGTAACCTCGCGCATACAGCCGGGCAGTGACGTCATCGTCTGCGCGGAAATGGACGAACAGTGGGGCTATGTCGGGGCTAAATCGCGCCAGCGCTGGCTGTTTTACGCGTATGACAGTCTCCGGAAGACGGTTGTTGCGCACGTATTCGGTGAACGCACTATGGCGACGCTGGGGCGTCTTATGAGCCTGCTGTCACCCTTTGACGTGGTGATATGGATGACGGATGGCTGGCCGCTGTATGAATCCCGCCTGAAGGGAAAGCTGCACGTAATCAGCAAGCGATATACGCAGCGAATTGAGCGGCATAACCTGAATCTGAGGCAGCACCTGGCACGGCTGGGACGGAAGTCGCTGTCGTTCTCAAAATCGGTGGAGCTGCATGACAAAGTCATCGGGCATTATCTGAACATAAAACACTATCAATAAGTTGGAGTCATTACCCAGGAATTGTTTCCAGAATATGAGGATCGGGAACGCTTCCTGATGATGTTATTGAAATTACAAGAGAAACATATGAGCAATTTCTTGGGCTGCATCCAGAAGGGAAAGAAATTGGCGCTGACAGTTCAGGACGGCCAGTATGGATTAATTCCCCACCCCCTTCAAAAGAGGATGAGGTGTTGACGGCTGAAATGAAAAAAATATCTTTGGTTTCTGAAGTCAATACCTACATCAATACTCATCAGTGGCCTGGCAAAGCGGCGATTGGTCGTCTGAAAAGTGAGGAACTGGCGCAATATAATTTGTGGCTGGATTATCTGGACGCACTGGAACTGGTTGATACCTCCAGTGCGCCAGATATTGAATGGCCTACGCCTCCGGCAGTTCAGGCCAGATGACATCCGGCGCGGTGCTGGTATCTGTTGCCGTCACCGCGTCAATGTAATCCAGCACAGCGTTAAGTCGGGTGTTTTCTGTCTGCGTCAGCTTCCGCCCGGCCTGTAATTTCAGTTGAATCAGACTGATGGAAGCCATTGCAGCATCAATCAGCGACTGGCGCTGTGCTTCTGCCGCTTCTACTGCGGCGCTATGCTGTGCCTCAGTATCGGTCACCCATTTCTCACCATCCCATTTATCGTATGGCGTTAACGGTGCGAGAGTGGTTGTATTTTCGGGATAGTCGCCTGGTGCTGTGATTTCTTTAGCATCTCCCGTTTCGGTGTTATAGACAATTTCACCGCGATGGTCTGGCACATATTCCCATGAGTTAAAATCTGCAGAACGGCAGATTGCATAACCAGTTTTGTATGAGCCAGGAGCATCTAAACAGGAACATGCCGGAATGCCGACACCCACAGCAAGATATTCAGTTGATGTGAAAATATATTCCCGTGTTTCACCATCATAGTTATAAACCGTAATATTTCCTGCCTGGGTGGCGATAAATTCGTTATTTAATACATCGTAATCCATTATGCAGCCCTCACGATATAATTAAAGGCAATGTTACGAGGACGGTTTTCGTTTGCAGTTGGAACAACTCTGGAAGCATCAAATGTTACTCGCTTTGCATAACCACCTTTAATTGAATCAGATGAAGCATCTCCGATGACGCTGGTTATAAAAACGCCAGAGTCAGAAGGATAGGTATTAAACCTGACATCTACTAATGCACCAATTATATTTCGAATGGTATCTCCCTGTGACGAAAGCAAGCTACGGTTAGTATCAATCCCTCTTCCATCATCCCAGCCACGAATAAACTCACCGCGTAAATCAGGCAATTTATTTGTCGGGTAAACCTTTGCCAGTTCCGGGTATTCTTCAGCAGAAAAAGCCGCTCCGTTGCATTTCAGCCAGCCTGTTGGCGGAGTGGCGGAAGGCCACGGAACAGGCACGCCAACGGGTAATGCCGAACCTTCTCCCAAACCAACGTTTATGAAAATGCAGAAATAACGAGCAGATGACATCATTCCTGCTTTTGTCAGGGAGATCTACCATGCTTATTGGCTATGTACGTGTGTCAACAAATGACCAGAACACAGATCTACAACGTAATGCGCTGAACTGTGCAGGATGCGAGCTGATTTTTGAAGACAAGATAAGCGGTACAAAGTCCGAAAGGCCGGGACTGAAAAAACTGCTCAGGACATTATCGGCAGGTGACACTCTGGTTGTCTGGAAGCTGGATCGGCTGGGGCGTAGTATGCGGCATCTGGTCATTCTGGTTGAGGAGTTGCGCGAACGTGGCGTTAATTTTCGCAGCCTGACGGATGCTATTGATACCAGCACACCGATGGGGCGTTTTTTCTTTCATGTGATGGGGGCCCTGGCTGAAATGGAACGAGAACTGATTGTTGAACGAACAAAAGCTGGACTGGAGGCTGCTCGCGCACAGGGACGAATTGGTGGACGTCGTCCCAAACTTACACCAGAACAATGGGCGCAGGCCGGGCGATTAATTGCATCAGGCGTTCCTCGCCAGAAGGTGGCGATCATCTATGATGTTGGTATATCGACACTGTATAAGAAGTTTCCGGTCGGAGATAAATGAAACCGTAGCACGTCGTATGCAAGATCGTGCTGCGGTTTATGCTTATCACTTAAAGACTCAAAAATTAGGTGAGTAACGGACCGGGGACATAGCTCCTTTTTTTCTTAATTCATCTGGTATTTTTTTTCCAAGATAAAGATTTGCTATTTCAGGTGGGGCTTCTCGACCTTCAAAACCATAGCGAGAACTTTGTGTTGCCTCAAAGTCCGGATCCTCGTCCCAGTATTTCATCGTAGGGAAATTTTCACGTGTTGATTTGAGCCATTTATCAGCAATGAAAACCCCTCGAACGATCCCCCTTACAGTAGCAAGAATGACTTCTGCTTGGCTGGCGCGAGAGACATTAATGCGCCAGCTAAATCGAACCGCATCATAAAGCTCTGAATCCTTTGCACTTCTGTTAACGGAAATCATTAATGCTTTATGATGAAATGTTATGGTTTCGGGTTGATATGTTGCTATCAACTCTTTGACATGCGCGGCGCCGAATTCATTGCTGCCAGCACCATTCATGATATTCGTTAACCCAGGGTAGGCATCAATAAGTGCTGCTTCAACTTCGTACGCCGTCTTTTCATCAGTCATTCCGTGTCGATGGATGACATGGATAACCTCAAGTCCTGCTAACCTTATTTCTCTAATTTGCTTTAGCTTGTTGCTCAGTAACTCGTCATCATCAGTCGCTGCCACTTCACCGCGCATATGGGCAAATACGCGGTTACCTTTGCCTTTCCCTACATAGAAGGTGCTTCCGTCCCTCGGATCAATCAATCGGTATACATACCAGCCAAGGTGTTCAATTACTCCAGAAGGAAACTCAGTAATATCCATTTTGCAATATCTATGAATTATTTGTGAGACGTATATTAATGAACATTGCAAGAGCTCACAAGCAGTAGTGTTGAGAAAACCATCGGGGAAATGAGGCTAAGCCTTTGAATTTACAAGTACAAAAAAGATACTTTTCCTCATAATGTGAATTAATTTTATGTTTCGTTTGATGATTGGACCGGTCTCGAAAACCGGAGTAGGGGCAACTCTACCGGGGGGGCAAATCCCCCTCTCTCCGCCACTTTATCAATGACTTATCTCCCGACTTCCCGCCTTGCTTTTCCTAAACAGAACAATCGTAGAATATTCTTGAAGGGTTAGATCGTCACTGTTTTCTGTTCGATACTGTGACATTCAGCACTTGATTCGCTATGGATCTGACAGGAAGGTTTCGAGCGAAAATCTGCAGTTATTCAGTCGTTTTCTTATCGGTCACCATTATTCTTTTAGACATTGATCCTACAAAGCTGCCGCAAAGTTGGTGGTGGGAACTGAAGTTGCGTAGAGAAGGGGTCAATACCCGGAGGCAAACATGGGCTGGCAAAAGTGTAGCGGTATTAGGCGCAGCTATTTAGCCTAGTTATGTTTTATGAAAACTTGATATCATATAAGTGTCTTACTTATTGGCTGTAAATAAGGTTTTCTAAGGAATTGTTTCTTTAGCATCATTTGTAACTGTAACGGAATTTATAATCCTTTACTTTATTTTTACGGTATTTTTTATCACACCCTATTTTTTATGTGGTTTTTTATACTAAAGTTTGGCAAAGTGAACTTTATATGCATATACTTCATCCTGGTTTCAGTTAAATTGGGTGGATGATATGGCAACTACATGTTCAGTTATATTGATTTTGGAGTCCTTTGATGTTTATTTCGGAAAAGAGAGTGTGTTTCTGGATAGAGGTTTATCTGTACTTGTCGACTCTAGCTATAGAGATTTTTTCCTGACATATCCTGAAAGAGTGATAGTGGCGGATTTTGGCGCTGAGTTTATTAGTCGCTATTTGAAAGCTAATAACTTAAGGGATATTTCTGATTGTAGGGAATATCCATCTTATTTAAAAATAAACTTTGCTGACTTCAGTTTAATTAAAGGATTAATTAGTTGGGCTAATCACTGTGCTGAATATATAGAAATTTTTGATGAGTCTATTGCTTTTACATGTCTCTCTGCATTTTCTTCTGAAAAACAATTTGGAGTATTTCTGTTTGGATGTTTGAAAAGCACAGGGGCTAAAGTTAAAACGATTATTCATACGGATTTATCTGCACCATGGCATCTTAAGGATATATCATCAAGATTATATCTCAGCGAAAGTTTACTAAAGAGGAAATTGAAAGAAGAGGGGGTATCATTCAGTAAGATCATACTTGATGAGAGGATGCAAATGGCTGAATATTTACTCAGCACTCGTTGTTATCCTATTAGTAAAGTAGCTAAGGTCTGTGGTTATGCCAGTGTCTCATACTTTACTTATGTATTTAGACGTTATTTTGGTGTTTCTCCAAGTCAATACTCTCAGAGGAGTTCAGAAAGTAAAATTCTTACTCACCAGGGAATCTAATCATTGTTCTTGCCCCCTTATTTCCAGACAGGGGGTGTATCTTAAGTTAACGTTACCCGCTGACGTCGATATTCTCGCGGAGAGCGATAACCCAACGCACTGTGCGGATGGTTTTCATTGTAATGTTCGATCGCTACTGCAAGATTATGCAATGCCGTTCTTATATTCGGTTTCGGCATGAACGCGATGTAGTCTTCCTTCATCGTTTTCACGAACCTTTCTGCCAT